GATGGAGTCTACTATCATCTGAGCCGCTTCAAACAAATGGGTGATGCCAAAGTCTGACTTACGGACTACAAACTCTTTGTACTCTTGGTTAGGCTTAGCCTCATAGATAAGAACGGCTTCCTGCGGTACATCTTCATACCCCAGCAACTCCGCCAACTTCATATAGATCTGTACCTGAGTAACGTGCTTCATAAAGGGCGCGTCAATAGCTTTCCAAGTCTTATCAAAGTCATAATCATTATCCGCCAACAACCCTGGGCACTCATACCGCAAGGTACCCACACCAACAGATTTGATCTCTAGCATAAGTGGGTCGCCCAGATTAACTAACCAACCATCAGCGTGGCCTGAGATGCGTAGTGGCTCATAAAATAGCGGGACTTCACGATACTCAAGTGGGCCTTCGTGACAATCAGCGCCGCCCCAAAACATCTCCCCGCACTCAATGCAGTACCACTTACCGTAGAGGGTACCCATCTCTTGAAACCATTTCTGCCACTTGGCGTGGATAGAATGGCCTTCTTCAAAGATAGACATTAACTTGAGACCAGCTTTGCGGGTCTCATTAGGAGTAGCACCTAGTAACTGGAAGTAGGATGCGCGGTAGCACCAATCATTTCCCGCCATCTCAGATGGGTGTAGAACATCTGTTCGCCTGCTCTTATCGCGAGGCTTAGATAGAATATGGCGCTCTACTGAACCAAGCACACGTGTCTCTGTTTTACCCACTTCAATGAACCTCTTTAATGTTCCGCTTGGTTTGTATTTCATCCCCGTAACCTATCATGACTTTCTTGTAGTAATCCACTCTTCTAGAGTTAAACCAACCTTCTCCGCTTTGCGTTTTAATGCATTGCGTTCACGATGGCTCATGCCGCCCCAGATACCGTGGGTATCGTCCATCTTATCTGCGTATAGTAAACACTCTTTACGTACAGGACATTCAGGCAGACCATCTCTACCGTAGCAAACGGCTTTAGATATCTCTGCAATTGATTTATATTTTTCTTTATCTCGCGGAGGGAACCATAGATCTGTGGTCATTCCCTTGCACTTGGCTTTATAGCGCCAAGGTTCTGGTCCGAGGTCTTCGTCGTACAAGTATGCTCCTGAAGAGTAGAGCGTAGCTCTAAGAAATCATCTTCAGTTAACATGACGTAGTTCTCATTATTAAGACTGAAGCCGAGGACGGGTGTCCGACCATCAAGGATTGCTTCCTTGACAATCTTTTCCAGAACTGTCGCTTTGACGGTAAAGGAGGCTTTGCCTGTCCACTTATGCTCTATTAGCAAATCTTGTGAACGAACATCACCTTTACGACTCCAGAAGGAACCACTTCCAGCATTGCGCTTTCCGTCTACCAACTTGGCAAGTCGTGCCTCGTGCTTCTGAGACTCTTTCTGACCCTTACTCTTCATGCGCGAACTTAGACCCAGCTTTAATTGAGTCTAGTACGTCCCGTTCAAGGGCCTCTTTCAAGTCTACTTCTTCCCGAATGGAGCTAAGCATAGCATCACTTCCTTGCCACTGTCTCTCGGCATACCGATAGTAGGCACCTGCACGTGTGATGACTTTATTCAGGATGCCGATTGACAGTATTTCCTTTGCAAAGTCAAACTCTCCAGCAGGTAACTCTCCGCCGTTGGCAAAATAGAAATCTACTAGAGCCACCTGTGAGGGTGGCGCTGACTTGTTCTTTAAGACTCGGACTTTAATAGTCTGACCTACACGTCGCTTTTCTTGACCTGTGCCAGACTCAATCCATTCGTCTCTCTTTATCTCAAGGCGGGTAAAGAATGCATAATCTTTTCCTAAACCGCCCGGTGTGGTACGTGGATCACCGTACATAACGCCAATCTTTGAGCGCCATTGGTTGATAATCAAACCAATAAACGGACGCTCTGCCTCTACCAAACTGCGCTTAGATGCCTTTCCTACCTTACGGAAGAACTTGTTAGTCAACAGGGCACTACGGCCTACGGTTGACTCTTCCATTTCTTTATCATCTTCCGATGTAGGAACGAGGGCAGGAAGGCTATCAATAACAATACAATCCACGGACTTACTTTCAGTAATTTGAATGACCGCTTCATACGCTTCCTCCATAATGTTAGTTGAGATTACATAAACTCTAGATGGATCAACCCCGCAGATTTCAGCATAGCCAGGAACCCACTGCTCTGCTGCTACCCACACCGTTGTAAACTCAGGGTCGCGTTTTTGGTTAGCAGCAATAGTCTTAAGTGCTAAGGCAGTCTTTCCGTTACTGGCCTCTCCTACAATCTCATGCCATTGATTGATAGGCCATCCTCCGCCCAGCGCAACATCTACTGCAACTGAGCCTGTGGTGATACGACCCATAACATCGTCTCTAATATCTGAGCCTAATACGATGGTATCTGCGCCCATCTTCTTATTGATGTTAAGAATTACTTTTGCTAACTCGCCTGTTAATGCCATTAAATATGTCCAATGATTGTTGTTGGGTTCCATCCGCCTGTTTGTACCTGTACTGCTGGAGTTGCTGGACCAGATGGTTGTCCGCCATTTCCTACAACACCTTTACCTACTCCGCTGCCTGACTGTTGAATAGGGTATCCACAATCATAACAACGCTTACGTGCCTCTGGGGTTGCCCCGCCATAATTACCACTACCGCATCCTGGACAACGCTCTGCTTGAGGAGTTGTCTGTTGGCTAGGTGGGTACTGTGGCTGCTGCGGCTGCGCATATGTAGCGGGCTGTGGCGCCACATATCGCGGTGCTGGTGCCTGTGGTTGAGTTGGTTGGGCGTTTAACTTACGAGCAAACCAGTCGGCATTACTCATCTTCATCTCCTATGTAGAAAGTGTCCATGTTAAAAACGTTTTGTTCTATCATCCCTAAGTTTATACCTATAGAGAAGGCGCCAATTAACGTAGAAAAAGCAATAGCTTTATAGACAGAAGCCATGCTGTCTACGTTCTGTAAAATAATCTCTTTATCTTCAATAGCTACGTTATCTAGTTCTTTAATGTGCATAGAGGTCATTACCTTAGAACTTAGTTCGGCAATAGTTTCTACAAAAGGAAAAAGTTCTTGAACTTGTACTAGACGGTTCTCGCTATCTTCTCGTTCTTTTGCTTCTCCCTCTGGACTAATAGGGTTAAGGCCTAGATCTACAGCAATATCATTAGCGTTTGCATCAGGGACGGTATCGTAAATATACCAACGGTAAACAGTGCTCATGGGAACCTGTGAGGTTACGATCTCATAATCGTCCCGCTTGCGTCTAAACCAACTCACTTTGCATCGCCCCATCTCTGTACGACTGTTATATCTGCAATGAGTGGGACTTCTAGAAGGTCAATGCCTTCCATGGCCTCACGGATAGCTTCTTTTGTCTTATCCACTAGTGAGTCTGGAGTTAACGTGACCAGTTCATCATGCACGGTGAGGATCAACTTAGCGCCCTCTGGAATCATCTCGTGGGCCCTAATCATAGCAAGTTTAATGATGTCAGCGGCCGAACCCTGGATACGTGTGTTGAAAGCCTGACGCTCAGCGCTAGCCCTGAAAGCGGGTACCTTAGAGGTTATATCTGGTAAGAAGCGCTTGCGGTTCATGATGGTGGCTATGTAACCCTTGTTGCGGGTAACTCCAATAACCTTACCGCGGTAGTCACTGATAGATGGAAACTTAAAGCCAAAGTCATTGAGAAGCTTTTTAGCGTCGTTAAGGCTGCAACCTATCTGGCGGGAAATCTTATCTGGACCTACGCCGTAAGCCATGGCTAGTACGAGGACTTTACCTGCTGAACGGTCAACGCCCATAGTGTCACCTACAGTTGTATAGATATCCCCGCCTTGTAGGTAGTTATCCATCATGATTGGATCTTTAGACATGGATGCAATAATGCGTGGCTCAATCTGTGAGTAGTCAGCTACTACTAGTTTGTACCCTTCAGGGGCAGCAAATAGGTTACGGATAGACTTACCGTGCGCTGTACGTGGATTAGGGATGTTCTGTAGGTTGGGGTTACGACTAGAGAAGCGACCCGTCTCCGCGCCCCATTGCACAAAGTCACCATAGATGCGCCCGTTGATAAGCATGCTCTCTTTAGACTCTACCTTGGATTTACCGTTGGTGGTCTTAGTAACCTCTCCGCCTAGGTAAGGAACCACATAGGTGCTGAGGAGTTTATTTAAGTCTGAATAGGTAAGCAGGGCGGCTACTAGTTCATCACTCTCTCGGAAAGGCTCTAGCGCTTCTGCGGATACTGAATAATCTTTGTATGTAAGGTCTTTATCCTTCTTTTTTCCCGCGCCTGTAAGAATCTCAGGCTTAAGACCTCGGCAACCTTCTTCTGTAGGACCGTATAAAAGCCATTGTTTCTCTGCGTTGGAGTTAAGGTTGAATACCTGACCTGCAATCCTGTAGATATCTGATCGGACTTGTTCAACTTCTGCCTCCAACTTAACGCTTAATTCTGATAAATGATCTGTGTCAATAGGTGCGCCAGTGAGTTTCATATCGCATAGAACGCGAAGCACATCCATCTCTAACTGCATGATCTTGTCTACACCGACCTCTGTAATCTTTGGCTGGATTACTTTCCAAAGAAGGAACGTATATTTAGAATCTAGGTAGGAATACTTAGCGACCTCATCAAAAGAATACTCTTCAACCTTGTGGCCAATACCTTTTTCCATGCTGTACCCCAACTCGCGCTGAAGACAGTCGTCAAGACCTAACTTGCCCTTGTTCCTGTTGTCATAGACAAATGACCCCATCAAGGTATCAAAGTAAGGACCTTCTGGTACGCGCCCGTAATACTTAGTAACAGAGCTAAGATCAAAGACTAAGTTATGGCCGATGGTAAGAATATCTTTATTAAACATTAAAGGCTCTAACGCCTTAAATACCTCAGCAGGGAATAGTTGTTTAGGGGCTGGACCAAATACTTTCTCAGCCTTCTTATCATCTCGTGAATAATCTAATGGGCGGGCAGGCAGTCCAGCAGCAACTCTCTTCTCACCCTGACCTGTAAGTGGACGTATTAGTTCTATGAACTCACCGTTAGGGTGACCCATAGGAATCACATCTCCGCGCCCGTGAGTAGCAAAAGAAATCCACAACACTTCATTTACGGCGGGTATGCCGCGGTTATCGCCTACTGTTTCTACGTCAAAAGCAAAAGCATCTTGCTTTAGGTAGTAGGCAACCATCTCACCTAATTGTTCTTTGGTTGTAATAATGTTCAAGTTGTATCCCCGTTAAAGCCAGAGGGCCAGACCCAAGGGGATAAATGGACTGACCCTCCAGCGACCTAGTTGTTAGGAAAGCGAAGCAGCGACTGCTTCAAGCTCTTCCCAAGTTGGCTCCTTGATATCCGCACGTGTGTACGGCTTAAAGGAAGCGACTGCTGCTTCTGCAGTTGCCTCATCAATGCTCCAGTCTTCCTGCAAATCGCGAGGCTTAACGGGGTTGATGTGGTAAGTAGTGGTCTGCATCTTACCTGAACGACTGATTGCCCAGTAGTTCTTTGTAAGAGGACCCTGCGGTGAGAAGTGGGCAGCGTGTAGGGACTTAAACAAACGTGGGCTTGCAATAAGCATCTGGCGCTGTGGTCCTTCAGGAGCACTGAGGTTAACAATACTGAATGCGCGCTTTTCTTCTGGCTTGCTTCCAAGCTTTACGCACAATGGATCATTAGCACCAAGCGATACATATGAACGCTTGCCTTCAGTCTTCTGTTGGAGGAAGTGCTGCTTATATACAGCGAATGGACCATCTTCATCAAGAAACTTGACTACTTGGAATCCATCATTGAAGCGGAACTCAGTTGGATAATCTCCTGCAGGAGCAATCTCTGCTGCTGCCCAACCTGACTTTACCGCGGTTGCTGTTGACTGTGATGGACGATCTGCAATTGAGTCAATTGAGAACTCGTCGTTTTCTGTTGCATAGTTATTTGTTGGGATTACTGACATTGTTATTTTCCTTTGATTTTATTTTATGTTATTTGGTTTCGGATGCTCGGATGTCACTCCAAGCCTCGGCAATCTCATTACTGAGCTGTCGGTGTAAAGACCATTCTATACGCTTTGTATGTAGAAGTCCAGCTGAGCTAAATAACTCAACCGTCTTCTCTACCATAGCGCGAGAATAAAGCCTACGGCCTTGATGGTCTTTACCATTGACATCCTTACTAGAAGGTAGCCGATAAGGTGCGGCTGGTAGGTAGCCCTCTTTAATCCATGCACGTATGGTAATGATGGGTCTTCCTAAAGCCGCCGCTAACGCACCAATAGTAAACATCTCAAGGTCTCTGCCATTGGGTAATGTTTTCTTGTAGGGCTTTATATCCCATGCGAAGTCAGGTTCTACTTCGGGTTTCTTAACCACTACTGGCTTGCGCTTGCGTTTACTGCCTGGATAGAAGTTATCTAGGTCAGCAAAAGTAGAGTCTATGAAGTCATCTGTCATTGACAACAACCTTCATTAGTTTACTAGGGAAGTCTTCACTAGCCGTGAAGTGTACATTAAAGTCATGCTCATTGGTATCGGCGCGAGTTAATCCGTACTGAGGAATAAAAGACCGCAGGGCTTTGGCTGGGATAACAAGTAAAGCATCTGTGTATCGGATACAAATTCTGTTATAGGCAGAAGGGTTATCATCAACAGGTTCTGATAGCCACATGCGCTGAAGCTTTTGGAAAGGGAACTTAACCTCCATGGTTGAAGGCCCGTTCATCCATTTAATTTCCATACCGCCAATAAAGTTAGCAAACCCATCTGGTTTTGTAGGATCTTGTAAACTGTTAACAAGATAGTCCATAAAGTAGTACTTAGGTGTAGGCCAAGCTTGCCAACCGTACAACTCGCACAACTTGTCCATGACTATCTGTTCACGGTTACTATCGCCTTTATTAACCCAGATAGGACCACTCATTTATTATCTACCAAGAATGCAAACGACTCTTTAGATGGGAACATAGCATCAATATCTTCTTCTGTTAGATAGCCTTCGTAAAATGCGGCCATGATTGCTCCTTCATCTAATGTAGGAACCATCTTAATGCATTGATCTTTAATTCCCTTTTTAGTAAGAATTTCTTCCGCAAGAGTCATGTCTAAAGTCTTAGATACTCTGCGTTGTTTTGTTAGACGCACTTCACCAACATGCTCATCTACTACTTGTAGGGTGCGATGGCCTTTGTCGTCTGGCTCTACCTCTTCTAAAGCGATCATTAAACGACCCTTTAGTTCTGATTGGCGCGTAGAAAGAACGCCTATTTCATTTTTAAGTGTTAAGAATTGTCGTAGATTTTTCTTGACATCATCAAGATTCATATTACCCCTTTGCTAGGGGCAATAACTTAGTAGCCTAAAAGTTACTTGTCAACCTCTGAGAGGTAAAGTTCTAAAGCTTTAATAATGACGCTGGTAACAGTTACGCCCTCTTTGGCAGCCTTCTTCTGGACGGCAAGCCAGATATCATCCGAGACACGGATGGTACGTGTTGGGGTCTTAGGTGCGTTAGGCATCCGATAATTATACGATAGAGCCGAGAAGGAACTGCTTCAAACTGCTCACATTCATAGCGATTCCTCCTTTATCATCTATACCCTCACCATCAATTACCGCGCTTGCTAAGGCATTTTTTTGTTGGAGGGCTTCGTATTGTCTTCGTTCAATGGAGTTTCTGATGAGTAAATCTTGTATAACGGCAGACTGAAATCTAGACGAGGCTCGTATGATGCGCCCGTTTCTTTGTGTAGCTGCTCCTGACGACCACGGTAGATCATAGTTAATAAGGAGATTACCTGCTGGCAAATCAACGCCATAACCGCCAGCGTCAGAACTGATAAGGACGCGAACACTAGGGTCGTTGTTAAAGGCAATTTTATTCTCCTCTTTAGTTTTAGCGTCAAGCTTACCTGAATATAAACGGCACTGCTCAGGCCCTAGGGCATCAGCTATCAGGTCTAGCATATCTACATAGGTAGCAAATATAACTACCTTGTTCTCTTCATCTTGATCTAAGAAGTCTTTTACATACTGGGTTAGATACTCCAGCTTAGGCGCATGTTTAATATCCTCTAACATGCCCTCATCTACTAGCCCTGCGGCATATGATGAACCTTCTCCATTCATCTGATGGAACTTCTTAGCGCTGGTAGTAAGCAGGTCTGGGTGGGAGCAGAGCATCTTTAGACACCCGATCTTAGACATAATCTTCCCGCGCATCTCATCCTCTGGCCCACCGCGTGAAGACTCTACGCCGTAATGGGCAAGGATATTAAAGTTAGAGCCAAAAAGAGCTTGAGCCTCGTCAAGGTCAGCCAAAAGATCATTTACTATGCGTATGTATAACTTGGCTGAACGGCGGTCAAAATCAACATCAATAGGATCTTTATGGATAGCTTCTGGTAAATAGGGAGCTACGTCTGGATCCTTCTGTGCTTTACGCACAGATGCTTCTTTCATCTTATTATGAAGTACGGTCAAGTTACGGTAATGCTGTACCCCACCCCAAGAGTTTCTAACAATAAATGTTTGGTCAAACAAGTCAAAGCGCCCAAGGACGGTAGGGTCTACAAACTGCATGATGGAGTAGAGCTCTTCAGGCTTACCGTTCTCAATAGGAGTACCTGTAAGCGCAAACCTAAATGGGGTATTAGATAGTTTTTTAACGTG